AGTTCACATTCGAACATGAACTATCTGGTGGACATCGCTATGAGAAAAGCGACATACACTTCTGCCGACAACGGTTGTGTAGACATTTCCTTACAATCGATCTTGTCTAAGATGGTGGATCTTCTCGCCATACGAGGCCTGAAGCATCCTGCTTGGAAGGAGGTTGTGAGACAATTTGTTCCTAGTTACTGGAAGTACTATCTTGATCCCGAGACAGTACTCAGACCTGATCTGCTTCTTAAACCACTTTATGAAGAAGCGGAGGATTTTGTTCGACGTGTTCAAGAACTTTGTGGTTTGTTCGATATTGTCCTGACCGAGGAGGAGTTAGACCATGAGAGATCAAAATTACTCTTCCTAGGCTTTTGTGGTGGTAAGATTATTAGCCAATATAAATACGCCACAATTCTCACCTTTAGTCTGTTCTTTAGGACTAATTCAAGAGAAACTGTTACACCTTCTGATCCAACCATGATTGGTATGGAACTCTGGCCCCAAAGGCTAGCTTGTTTTTTCAAGAGAAGTTGCAATTCAAGGAAACGCAGAGATCTCTATATGCAGCAATGCATATATACTGTGTTTCAAGGATTCAAGAAAGGCTTGTTACCTGTTCGTCCTGATGCTATCGAGAAGAATCTCGTTGCACACAGGAAAGCATTAACAGCCGACCCCTCCATCAGTGCGGATTTGACTGATAGAATCGAAAGAATTTTGGATCAAATTGATATCCCAATTCTTAAACGATCGGAGCGTGGACTTTCTAGGAAAGCCACTGTTGAATCTAGTTTCGGTGAGGGAGGTAATGTTGGTTACTTCACTAGACAGCTTCATGATTTTGAGTACTTATATCAGGAGCCCAGATCCTTTTTCTTTATAGGATATGTGGGTAGATCGGATAAGTTCATTGATCCGATTCCTGTATACTGTACTTATAATACTAGAGCTGAACTTTATGATGAAATACCTGATACCATTTTTACCTCTCAGGCAATACCTGCTTGTATTTTAGAGCCAATGAAAGTGAGAATCATCACAAAACCGACTGTAGGCATGTATGCTCGTCTAAGTTGTTATCAAAAGCAACTTTGGAGCTGGTTGAAGAATCATAGTTCTGGATTCTTCCGTCTGATCGGAGAACCTCTTTCGAGAGAAGCTCTTTGGCCGATTTTATCTCAGTGGAGATCCGGAGACTTTTTTGTCTCTGGAGATTATTCCGCCGCGACAGACAATCTCAAAGGTGAGGTATCAAAATTGATCCTCAAGAGAATTTTTGGACAGCTACAGTTCAGTGACCCTTTTGGATACCAAAATGTGATGACATCAATGCTCCGTACCCATATTCTGCAAACTGAGTCAGTTCTGCCTCAGGATTCATCATGGCCAAACTTCATGTATTCCAAACTTGAAGACTTTGATCAAATTAATGGACAACTGATGGGAAATGTTCTTTCTTTTCCCGTTTTATGTCTTGCCAATTATATTGCTTATCACCTCGGTCATGAGGCTAATGAGAATAGCTATATTAAACCTTTTCAGGTTCCTCGAGTTTTGATTGATGGAGATGATAT